GTTTAATCCTTCAGACGATGAGTTTTATGGAGAGATTGATCGCCGTATGCGCGAACAGTTTCCACATAAGTTTCAGGATGCTTCAGTCGAAGAGCAACCTGCAGTTCGTAAGTCGAGTGCGTCAAACTCGACTCAGGTGGTTGCCGGTGCGTCACGCACACCAGCATCTCCTTCTTCTGGAAAGAAGGTCAAGCTTACGCAAGAAGATATCCGTCTTGCAAATAAGTGGGGGATTCCACTTGAACGATACGCTGAAGAGAAGCTTAAAGCTGAACGCTCTTCAGGTGAATATACCACTATTGGTTAATGCGGTGAAAGGATAATACTATGACACGTACAACAACATCACGTAATGAGAACACTAGGGAAGTCCAAACAAGAGAAATGGAAAACGACGTATTTGAAGAGCAAGACTGGCTCACAATCCCGCCAATTGTCAAAGATCGTTTCGATCAAGAAGGCATGGCACTCCGTTGGATTCGCGTTTCACTTAAGGGCAAAGACGATATCCAGAATGTTGGTAAGCGTCTTTCTGAGGGGTGGCAGTTTGTTACTCTTGAAGAAGTTCCTGAACTAGCTCATAACTCTTTCGTGAAAGAGGAGGGAAAGTATACTGGCGCAATCTGTCGTGGAGATTTGGCTTTAGCAAAGATGACTAAGGCTCGTGCACAGTCCCGAAAAGAATTTTATGAGAACAAGAGTAGAGAAATGATTGATGCTGTTAATGCCCAGCTTATGCGCGAAAGCAATTCAGCAATGCCCATTTCAAACTCTAGTAGAACTAAAGTAACACGAGGCCGTGCGGCTTCCTTTGATGACTAATCAAAGAAGTCGAGACTGTCTTTTGTTGCTGTCACAGTATTAACAAGGGAGAACTAATATGACTGCTACTGCAAATCCAGACGGTCTTCGCCCTTCACGCATCCGTGGTGGTTCACCAAATAGTGCTGGTGCAAATGAGTATCCAATTGCTTCAGCCTATAACAGCAACATCTTTGCTGGTGATATCGTTACAAATGCTGCAGGGTATATAAATGTTTTAGCTACAACCACCGATAAGGCAATGGGTGTCTTTATTGGTTGTCGCTATGTTGTCAATGGAGAACCAAAGTGGTCCGATTATTGGACTGCCGGTACTTCAACTACTGATGCTTATGCAATGGTAGTTGATAATCCACAGGCAACTTTCGTCGTACAGGCTGACGCTTCTGTTTCAATTGGTGATATTAATTCACAGAACTTCCAAGTTGCACTTGGCGCAGGTTCAACCGTTACTGGTCGTTCAGGGTTTTCGCTTGATGCGTCTACTCGTACAACTGGTAGCGCCATGCTTCGGCCAATTGCCGTTGTTGATGAACCCGGCAATGACATCCTAGTTTCTGCTGAACGCGCCTTCCCCAAGCTTGAGGTTAGAATTGTACGTCACGTTGATGCGTACATCTCAGCCGATGCTTCAGCTAACTAAGGAGGGTTAACAAATGGCTATCAATAGAGCTAGTATTGCAAAAGAACTACTTCCCGGTCTAAATGCCATCTTCGGCATTGAGTATGGCAGCGTCGATGACGAACATGCCCCACTTTTTGAGGCTGAAAATTCAGATCGCGCATTTGAAGAGGAAGTTCTATTCACCGGCTTCGGCACTGCACCTGTTAAGGGTGAAGGTGCTGCAGTTCAGTATGACGACGCACAGGAAGGTTACACTGCTCGGTACACACACGAGACAGTTGCCCTTGCTTTCGCAGTCACTGAAGAAGCTATGGAAGACAACCTTTATGACACCTTTGCCAAACTTCGTGCGCGTGGTCTTGCCCGTGCAATGGCAAACACCAAGCAGGTAAAAGCTGCAGACGTTTTCAATAACGGCTTTAGCGCAAGCTATCTTGGTGGTGATGGTGTTGCACTATTCTCAGCGGCACATCCAACTATTGGTGATGGAAATCAATCCAATACTTTGGGTGCTACCGATCTTTCTGAGGCTTCACTTGAGACTGCGCTTATCACAATCTCAAAAACCAAAGATGATCGTGGCATTCTAATCGGTGCACAGGCTGAGTCACTTCATGTTCCATCTGATCTTGCATTTACTGCAGACCAGATTCTGAACAGCCAGATGACGACTGTTATTGGTGTAAACCCAACAACGGCAACGAATGGCGCAACCAATCAGAACAAGATCAATTCAATTCGTAATCAGGGTCTTGTTCCCGGTGGTTTCTTTGTTAATCGTCGGTTCACCGATACAAACGCTTGGTACATTAAGACTGATGTTCCTAATGGTAGCAAAATGTTTGTTCGTGCACAGCTTGCAACAAAGATGGAACCAGATTTTGA